CTTAGCCCCAGACGCGGCAAGCCATTTGCGGACGAATTGTGCTAAAGCCGTACAGAACGTCGATACGGCAAGGCAGACGGTCATTGTTGATGTCGTATTGACGAACAATACGCATCGAAATGCCGTTATGGACTTGGCGGGAAGCCATGTCAACGCCTTGTGGCATCAGCAAGTCAGCGGTCGCAAAAGTGATCGCATCTTTGTGGTAGACGAGGTTCTGTGCGTACTGAGTTGAAGCTGCGCCAACAAAAGTCACTGCTGCGTTGTCTTGTGGGAACGAATTGATAGTCGCCAGAGCGTTATCAGACGTGTACATAGCAGGCGAAATAGCGATGTTTGTCCAAGCGCCGCCAGCAGCAGTGCTTGCCTGAGTCACAGTGAACTGCTGGAGCGAACCAGTAGACTCACGGGTCTGTGGGTTAACCGCAAACACGTTAGCGATAGTAAATACGTCGCCGACAGTAACGGTTGCCGAACCAGTGCCGCCATCAATGCTGATGGTTGACTGACCCTGAGTTGACACAGTGCCGTTTACCAAAATGGTGTCGGCGGTAGAACGCGTGCCGGTGGTGTGCTGCTTGATCGACTGAGACATGTTGACTTCGTCGTAGCCCAGAACGCCGGTGCCCATCATGCCGTTTTTGAACTGGCGGCTGATGGTGTCAGTCGGATTGAACAGACCTTTCATGCCTTCAACCAGACCAGCGTTAGCAGCTGGGTTAACAGTTGCGTAGCGCGGCGACATCACAGCTGCGTTTTCGTTCAGCTTCTGCTGGGCTTGCAGCAGAACGAGTGAAGTCGATGGGGTGGTGCCTGGCGTGCCAACAGTGTTGTAGATGCTCTTGTACGAGTTAGCGACGTCAGCATCAATGCTGGAAGCCAGCTGAGAAATACGAGGCTTCAGAACACGTTCTGCAAAGTCATCCAACTGCATGGTGAGTTCGGCGGAGGTAAAGTTCACGCCGATGTGCTTCTGCGAAGCAACAGTCAGTGTGGTGAACTGTTCGTTGTCGTCCTGAACTTGCAGGGCGGCGCCGTCGGTCACCAAAGCGCGGTCTGGTAAACGGATACGCAGAGTCGAGCCAATTTTTGCGCCTTCAACGGCGAAAGAATCGTCATACTGACGATTGACGTTACGAGTGATCACCAGGTTGTTCTCGAGGATTTCGAGAGCTTTGCGGGTGATCATGTCGATGGTAAGAATCGAGTTTGCCATGATTTATCCTAAAAAAAGTTAGCGGTTACGTTGAGCTTCCCACTTTTTCATTTGACGCTGGCGCTCTGCCTCAATCCACTCTGACGTACTCATGTTCTTGATAGAACGAGGGTCAGTCGTGTCGTAAGACGGTGAGCCAGAGCCACGGCCACTAATAGGCGCTATGGGTGGTGGGGCGCTGGTTGTCTTCTTTAAAACCGGCTCTGAAGCAATTTTAGCTTCTAGTTTGCCGATTTCTTTAGCTTGCAAAATTGGCGACAGACGTGAAATCCGGCTGGCTTCATTTGGGTGGGTACCCAAGTAATAGGCCAGATCGGGGCCAATATCGGACGATTGAATAGTCTCCGCCATCGCGTTCGTAATCGGCAGTGCAGGGTTGTATGCGACTTGTTCAAAGTCCTCATACTTAGCCCGCGCGTCCTCTTCACGATCTTGATACGCTTCAATCACACTCATGCGTTCACGATCAGCTTCACGTTTGGCGAGCAGCTCTTCTGCTTTTCGTACTGCCAGTGCATCGGCATACGCGTCCACAGAGTCAAACTGTTCGACCGGCGGGAGTTCGGTAGGTGCGGCAGGCGCTTCTTGCGCTCGACGTGCCTGTTCTCGTTCCCACTTACGCTGTTCTCTTGCAAGCCTTTTGCCAATGGCAGCGTCTAGTTCTTCTTGTGTGAAGACTTTAGCTGGCTTTGACTCATCATTCTCCGGCGCATGTGTTTCTTCAGCTACAGGCTCTGCCGTCGGTGCCTGTTCTGGCGCGGGTACTTCCGCTAACTCGTTTTGTACTTCATCAGACATTGTCGATTCCTAAAGAATCCCTGACGTACCGCGTCAGTACGGTAATGCAAAATTATTCGTAAATTACGGTGGCGCTTACCGTGCCGCTGATAGCCACATAGATACCGTTTTTAGCGTACACGCCTTCTAACGGCAATACGTATGATGTCGCGGCAACGGGGGTAAACACACCCAAAATAGTTGCTGTAGTAGTAGCAGCTGCTGAGTCGTACACAGTAATGGTCGGCGTGCTAGAAGCTGCGCTGACAAAAATACCTTTTAGCTTGCCGGCCATTGGTTTAATGTTGGCCGAAGCCGTGATGTAGGTGTAATTTGCCATGTTTTACCTCAAGCAAGAAACTTCAATTTATAGAGCGTTGACATGTACAGCGCTTCAATCTCATCAATAATGTTGTGGATTGCCGTGCAATCCTTATCGACGACTTTGTAGCGCACGGAATGTATTTCGTCCAGTTGGTCTTCTAAAAACTCAACAATGTTGCCCTGCTTTTTGGCAGACTGCAACGAAATGGGGCCAATCAGACCATACTTGCCTTGGTAGGCTTCAGCAAACTTGTCGGCTAGATCAACAACACCGTCGTAAAACTTTTGCAGCGCCTTGTGTTTGGCATAACTGCGAGTGTTCAGATGCACTGAATGGGCGACATCGCGCCCCAAAAACAGCGTACCTACAAAGTCTGCGGCGTTCATACCATTGGCTCCTGGGGCGGCATATTCATCATTTCTGGCGGCATTTCAGCCGATTCAGGTGGAATCATACCCATTTCAGGCGGCATTTGTTGCATTTCTTGCGGCATTCCGCCCATTTCTTGCGGCATAGCCATGTCGCCCATCAATTCTTGGCCTTGCTGCTGCATTACCAAGTCGCCTGTGGTCATGACGTCGCGCAGTGTTTGCATGACGACTTCTTGCACCTGTTCGGGGTTCATAGCGCCAGATACGGCAGTCAGACGCTGAGTCTCGGCCTGATACGCCTTGATCTCAGCTTCGAATGCCTTACGATCCAAATCTTGCACCTCAACCGACTTGCCAACGTTTTGCAGCATCTGGTGCAGCTGATCCAGCTCTTGCGCCATTGCTTCCATTTGTTGCTTGGCCATCTGCATCTCGGGCGACTCGTCTGACTCGGCCATAATCTTCGGATCAATGATCTTTTCAAACCGTTTCGCCATCTCCTGCGCGCCTGGCCAGTCCATGTTCTTGATGAACAGGTCACCAGCCACTTGCCAGAGCTGCGGGTTGGATTGCAGGATCATGCCCATCGCATCCAGTGCCTCCTGACGCTTGGTCATGTAGGACGGGCCGGTGGTGACCACCACGTCGTACCTACCCACGCCGGGGTTGTAGATCTTATCAATGACGATGTTGTTCTCGTCCCTGATTTCTTTGACTGGTTCTTGCTGGGTCGGATCGAGCTTGACCATCTCGGTGTCGCCGTCCAGACCAATGATGCGAGCTACACGCTGGGTGTCGTAAATTTTCGGAATCAGGCCAACCAACTGACGAGTGACATGCCGGACAGCCCGCGCCAGATTATCGACGTAATGATAAGTGCCAGTGTCAGACTGACGCTCGCGCGCCATAATCGCCTTGCCCGAACGCTCATTAGAGGTGGCTCCCAAGCTGGTGTCATACTGCCCTGTGGTCGACTTGATGTCGTCTGAGGCACCCATTTTGGCCTGAATCAAGCCAGTTTGTGGCAGCGGAGGCGGCGCGCGCTGTGGTAGCGGCAGCACTGCACCATTTCCGTCCGTTACGTCTGGATTTACCTCCAAATACGGCCAATTTTGCGTGTTGGCCGTCTTCCACTGCATTTCGTAGCCTTCAAACTGGCCGCCGTAGCCAATAAATGGCGCTTTTGGCGCCAAAGCAAGCATTTCTGCCTCTTGTGACGTCCAATAGTTGTACATCCGCTGCGCATCCTTGGCATTTCTGACCAATCCAGACACGTACAGCTTGCCATCAACCTCAAATTCGTTGCCAACCACGCGCACAACCGGTATGTAGTCGCCTG